CCATTGCAACCGCCCGTGCGCGTAAATGTCTCATGCGTCCCCTCGCTCAGACCAGCTTTGAACGGAAAGGTAAGGTGTCCGCAATCGGCGTCATCTTACCAATAGCGGACCAGCTGCTCTCCACCCAGTTTGCGACGATCCCCGTTCACAATGCGGCCTCCAGGAGCTGCCGGTCGGCTGTCGCCCCGGTTGCGGACGTCTCACAATTCAGGTCACGCGCACCCGGACAAAACCCTGTTCGGCAAATATCCGTCGAGCTTCCTCTCGGTCTTCCGGTGTCCTCGGCTCACCGGTCAAGGTCACATCCACCGTAGGGAGGAAGCGGAGCCAGCGCCTGCCCCCTTCAATCTCCCGAATCAATTCGCCGACAAACGCGGCGGCACCCTTAGAATCAGCGATCAAGCGGCTCTCCGACGAGAACGAGCGGAGGCTTGTTCTCATGATCGTCTCGCCCGTCGTGATATTGGTAAGGTGGACGTAGTTTCGAGAAACGGATGCGCTGTAGCGTACGGTGAACATGATGCCCCGTGTAGCATATTAAGTGGCGAGATGTCCGCTTGCCACCCAGCTTCCGCCGTTCTCGGTCGGCGGAAAGGGTGACTAGCTGACATTTCGCTTTTGGCGCAGAGACCGCCATTGACCAATCAGAAGCGCGCTCCAAATCAGCGGCGCAGACAGGATCAGCCAAGCCGATAGTCTGAGGAAGATCGCTGGATTGAGCCTCAGCATGTCCCGGACAAGCGCGTCGATTGACAACAGCTCGCCGCCGGAAAGACCAACACCTAAGAGCGTGATGGGAAACACCGTGAGCATAAAGGTGGCGAAGAGCGCCGCTTGTGCTCCCAGGCTGATCGAACTTTCGCGGGCTGTCATGCAGATCAGCTTCCGCGATATGTCGAACGTCCGCAACTGCCGTCGTTCCGCGAGAGCGGTAAGGAGCGGCATCTATCGCCACTTCCGCCCTATAAGCCGCCAGCCCGCAGACCACCCACTCTCAGACATTCCATGCCGAAAGCGCGCTCCCAAAGCGGTCGGGCAGCTAGCGCCCCATTTTCGGTCATTGGCGGCGCGCAATACGCCGCCAATAAGCCGTCATTCAAAGTGGCGCGGGCCAACTATTCCCTCTTGCATCGGAAGACGATCAGCAGGCCGGCGACAACCAGGCTGAGACCGGCCAGCATGAGTGCCGACATCGGGTTGCCAAGGATGGCCCAATCCATCGCCGCTGTAACGCCAGGAACGAGGTAAAAGAGGCTGGTGACGTTCACGAGGTTCCCGCGCGCAATGAGGCGGTAGAGCAGGAACGTGGCGCCGACGGATATCACGATGGCAAGCCATAGGACCGGCAACACGAATCCTGCGTCCCATGAGCCCTGAAACGCACCCAGGGGTGAAATCGCACCCGCGAAAGCCAGTCCGACTGCATACTGCGTCGGCAACACCACCCACGGCGCTTGCTTCTCGCGCTTCTGAAGGATCGAGCCTGCCGTAATACCGAGCAGCGACAGACCGGCGAACACCAGCCCAAGTAGGTCGAAGCGCATCGACGACAGGCCGTCCGACACGACCAGCGCGAGGCCCGCAAGGGCGAAGACGAGCCCAAGGAGTCGCGGTGTGGTCACGCGCTGTTCGGTGAGGAAGAGGGTGAGGATCGGCTGCACGCCGAGCAGGGTCGCGAGCGCGCCAGGCGTGATGCCGTTATCGAGGGCCAAAAGGTAGAAGGCCGAGTAGAGGCCGGCGAGCAGCAAGCCGGTCAGCGCAATGCGGCGCCGGGTGCCGCGCTCCGGCACCAAGGTGCCGTTCCACGCCGCGAAGGCAATCAGGATCGCGAGCGCGATGCCATAGCGAAGGATCAAGAGCGCGAAGGGAGAGCCGTGTCGCAGACCGATCTCGGACACGATGGCGCCGCTGCTCCACAGCAAGACGAACGCCGTCGTCGGCAAGAGCGCCGACGCATAACGATTGAACATGGGATTTCACCTGATGAAATGTCGTGACACCCGCGCGCCGAACGGCGGGCAAAGCACCGGCAGTCAGCCAGCGTGGATCGAGGTCGGTGGGGGCGGTGCCCCGACGCGGCCGAGCCGGTCAGTCCATTCAGGAGGTGGAGATGCGGAGGAAGCACGCGCGAACAGGACTGCTGCACCGATGTGGTAATGGCGGCCGTTCGCAAGCATAGGGCTGCAATAAGCCTACCCTTCCCGGCAGGCAACCCGTGAGGGCAGCTTAGGGCGATTTCCCGCCCTAAGCTGCCGGACCGCTAGCCACCCAATCTCAGCCATATTCTGGGCCGCTAGAGTTGCTTGAAAGCGGACGGCGCCCGTGCTGGAGCTCGTCCACGCGGCCAATCGCTAATCGTCGGCGACGTGCCTCAAGAGCACATCGAGCAGGCGTTTGCTCTCAGCATCTGTGACGCCGAGCAGTCTCCGGCGCGCGTAGCGCACAGGCTCCGCACCCAGCGCGGGGCGATCGGTGCGCCCCTCTTGGTGGACGCGCGCGATCGCCGAAGCGCGGCCGCTGAAGCCGATCCACGCTTCCCGGTCGCTGGAGCTGGCCTGCAGGTTGCTGCGCATGCGCAGCTTGCGGAACATGGCGGCGTTGCGGATCCGCCCCTGGCGTCGAAACTTGCCGCCGCCCTTGTTTTGCTCCTCGGGCTCGACGGGCAGCCAGCGATCCACCTTGTCCCAGAAGAAGCTGCGAATTCCGCCCGCCTCGACGTCGTAGCCGGTGAGCAGGTTCCCCTCGTGCACCCAGCTCTTCATGAGCACCAGGCGCGGATCCGCTGCACCCTTCGGATAGAGGAACTTCACCGCATAGTTGCCCGGGCGCGCGGGCTTGCGCTGCTTGCGCGGCACAAAGGCGCTGCCATCGGGATTCCGCTGACTACCGATCCGCGCCGACTGTGAGGCCTGCAGATCCCGCGCCATGGCGCGCAGGATCCGGCGGCGTTCGCCAGAGCCCAGCTTGCGCAGCAGGGCGGCGGCGAGGGCTTCGATCTTGGCGAGGTCGCTCACGGGGAGGGTGCGGGTTCGAAGTCGGGATCGCTGGTTTGCGCGATGAGCTGGTCGCGTAGGAAGAGCTGCCAGAGAGGCACGCAACACACGCCGGGGAACTCGTCGGCGGGCGGGCGATCGTCGACGCGCTCGGCGGCGAAGCCGCCGCCATCCTTCGGCTTCACGATCACGCCCTCAGTCAGCTCAATGTTGATCGACACGTCCGCGGCATCGCCGTCGAGGATTTCGGACTCAAAGACGAAGGGCTCCTGCCCCGTCGCCGCGGCGCGCTCGAGCAGATCCGGCTGCGCCTCGGCGATCCAGGCGAGCACGGGGACCATCAGCGCGTCCACTTCGCCGGCATAGTCCTGGACAACCACGTTGAGCGTGTAGCGATATTCGAAGCCGAGGCTTCCCGCGCGTGCGGCGATGCCGCCACGATCGATGAAGATGCTGAGCTTGTCCGCATCGCGGCCGAGCTGGGGAACGTGCGCGAGCAGGACGCGGCGGAGTTCATCGGGCTTCTTCACGGGCGCTGGCTATCCTTGGGGCAAGTACCCGGAGCGACCCAATTGATCAGCCGCTCGGTGCGATCGAACAGCTCGCGATAGCCGAGCGCCAGTGCCTTCAGCGGCGCGCGGATCTCGGGCGGGATCGTCGCCTCCTGATCCGTGGGGAAGGCGGCAGCCGGTTCGGGGCAGGTGAGCAGGTCCGCGGGCGGCGTGCTCTCGGCCCGTACGGCAATGACATCGGCAGGGCGGTGCTCGACCGCGCCGTTAGCGCAGCCCGCCAAGTTCGTTGAGAGCAGCAAACCAGTTGCCGCCAACGCGATCGTCATCGCCAACCTGCGCATCTACTTCCTCCATTTTCGCCTGCGCCGCGCGCCGATCGGCGGCACCGGCCTGGGCAGCGGCAAGATCGGCCGCGGTTTTTGCTTCCCGCTCGCGCTGGGCATCCGCGAGAAGGCGGGCAGTCTCGGCCTGGCTGCGCACCTTGTAGACCGCGAGATCCTGCACGCTTTCGGCGCAGAGCTGTCCGCGGGCCTTCTCGACCTTGCGCTTACCCTTGTCCGTCTGGATCTCGACAACGGCGGGCGCGATGCTCGTGCCGGCGAAGGCACAGACCTGATCGCCCCAGCTCGCCCAGGCATCGCGATCGGCGCGCACCTGGCGCGCGTCGACGTAGAACCAGGCGGCGACCGCGGCGACGGCGAGCAGCACCAGCCATTCCCGCGCGCCGGCGATCCAGCGCCATGCTGCCAGCGCGGCCGTCACGCGAGCCCCCGCAGGCAGATACTGCGTTCGTCACGGCGCCGATTGACCAGGCCCTGCACGACGCGGCCGCCGGCCTTGGTCCACATGAGGAAGGCATCGCACGCGCCGCGCAGATCGCCGGCGTTGAATCGGCGCGCCACGGTGGAGCGGCAATAGGCGGCAGTGCCGATGTTGTAAGCGAGGCTCACCGCTGCGGCGAGTTGATCGGGGCGGTCGCGCAGAACCGGCGTGCAGCGAAGCACCGGCTCGGCATGGGCCACAAGCTGTGCCTCGAGGCGGCGCTCGCAGCCTTCCGGCGTCTCAACCATGCCAGGGCGCACGTTGCTGGTGTCGCCGTCGCAAATCGTCCAGATCCCGACGATATCGCGATAGGCGGTTAGATGCTGCTTTCCGCCGCTCTCCCATTTGGTGACCAGCGGCGACACGATCAGCGCGGCCGTAACGCCGATCGCCGCGATCAGCGACTTGGGCCGGCGCGCAAGCTTGGTGGGCGTGCTCATTCGCCATCCTTTCTGCTGGGGAGGAATCGATCTGCGAGGCGCGCAGGAATGGAGGCGATCGCGTCGGCCGCGGCCGCGATGAAGCGCGGCGTGGCTTCGAATGCGATCATGCCCACCGTGAAGGCGGCAGCCTGCAGGACGAAGGGATCCCAATGGGGATAGATTGCGCCGAGCGCGCGCGTCGCGAACCAGCTAACGACGATGCCGACCGCGAGCTGCACGAAGCGATCGCGCCAGGTGAGCCCCTTCTTCCAGGCCATGCCGACAGCGGCGCCGAGCGCGCCGGGTGCGAGGCCTGCGAGAAGCGTGAGAAGGGCTTCGAGGAAGACTTGCAGCTTGGCCGGCATGCTCAACTCCAGAGCTGGACGATCTCGCGCACCTGGACAGCGGCGGTGGCGATCGTGGGGATGATGACCGGCGTGCCGATCGGAAGAATGGGGCCGAGATCCGCGAGCCCAGGATTGGCAGCGAGGACGGCATCGATCGCGTCGGCGCCGAGCCCGCGCTCACGCCAGAGCAGTTCGTCGAGCGTGTCGCCCTGAGCCGAGACGATCCGATCTGCCATCAGATCAGGTCCACACAGGTGCGGGTGCGCCCGAGGATCCGGCGCACAGCATGGAGCGCGTCCCGGCGCAGCTCGCAGATCGACTCGTCCAGCTCCTCGACCTTGCGCTGCCCGGCGCCGGTGAGATCGGTGTCGCGCTGGTGCTCGACCAGCAGCGCCTTGGTCCAGGCACCGACAGCGGTGCGATAGAGCACGAGGTTGCGGGTCTCGCCGGCAAGCGGGGGCGAGGGCACGTCTTCGAAGCTGGCGGCGGCTTGGGCGTCGCGCCACTCGGCGAGCTGGTCGTTGGTCCAGATGATCGCCTCGAGCGTGGCTGCGCGCAGGCGATCGGCCGTGACCGCCTCGCGGATCCGGCGCTCCTCGCGCAGCTTCGCGGGATCGATGTTGGGGAACCAGCCATCGTTGACGATCGGCTTGGACGCCGGCGGCGCCGGCGGTGGCACGATCGACGGGGTGCAGGAGAAGCCGCTCATCCCATCACCGCGCGCGAGATCCAGGACACTGCGACCATGGTGGCGAGGAAGCCCAGCGCCGAGACGATGGCGGCGAGCTGACGCACCCGGGGCGCATCCTCGAGGATCGCGACAGCGAGGCCGAGCAGGCTGCTCACGACGCCGATGCAGAGGACCAGACAGGCGCCGAGCAGTGCGAGGGCGTAGAGTGCTAGCGACATGGCTTCCTCAATCGCCCGCCGGTTACGGGGGTGGGGATCGGGTCAGCGATGGCCCTCAGGCACGAAGCCCCTCCCATCGCGCGCGATCCGCCCCCGAGCGCCGGGGGGCGAGCTTGTCAGGCGGCGGGGGCCGCCGGTTCCTTGGGCGGCGCGAGCATCTTCTCG